CTTATTTGGAAGATGCTGGTACTGCAACAATCGTTAGGGTATTAGGACAAGATGGATACACTCTTGAAAACCCAATAGCACTATCGATATCATCATCGCATGGTCAAAAGGTAGTAGCTGTACTACACCCAACCACAGAAGTAACATCAGATGTTGATGTATTTAGAAGTAGTTCAGTAGGAGACCACAAAGCGTCAACCTCAGTATCTGCATCTATATTTACATTAGGAGTATCTGGTTCTACATTTACAAACACTAACTTTAGTGCTTCTTTAAATCCAACAAGTAATGATTACTATACTAAATCATTCGGATTTTCACCAAGAGGTGCACAAAAAGGATATGTGTTATCAAACTTTAAAACATTCCAATCAGCTTCATTTGCAACTGGTGAAATACCTGTTGTAACAATCGACTTTGGTAAAGATGTAGATTATACAAAAGCTTATAGTGAATCATCTACACCTTATATCACATCACAAAAAGTTGGTGGAAACACTACAAATTTATTTAAGTTCCATACTTTATCACATGGTACGGCAACTAACTATGAATTTAAAATCGGTATTCAAGATATCAAACCAGCTGGTTCGGTACCTGGTTCTGAGTATGGTTCATTTACTGTAGTTGTAAGACGAGTTGACCAAGATAAGATTGCTGGTTCTCCATTTGTAGGAGTTGTAGATTCAGATATCAGACCTAACTTAGTTGAAACCTTTCAAGGTGTTAACTTAGACGCTGATTCACCAAACTTTATCGCTAGAGTAATCGGTGATAAATACATTACGGTGGATTCAGATGGAAAATTATCAACTAATGGTGATTATCCAAACAACTCAGAAAATATTAGAGTAGAAGTAACAAATGCAGTTAAAAACAAAGGTGTTGATGAATCATTAGTACCATTTGGATTTGCAGCATTACAGAACCCATATGGAAGTAAATTCGATGTACCGAATCCTTCTTATGTATCTGAACAAAAAATTAATCAATCTTATAATCCAAAAAGATTTTGGGGATATGATTTTAATTTCGCAACATCAGATAATAGAAACTTTTTAGCACCAACACCTGATTCATCAACTGCGGTTGTAGGAACAGCGTTCTATTTAGGTGATAACAACCAAGATGCTGGAGCTAATTATCCATCATCAACGGCAGCTAATTCTGGTTCTATATCATTGAATGACCAAGTAACATCAATTAATTCTAGAAAATTCTTAGTACCATTTCAAGGTGGGTTTGATGGATATAAATCAAACAGAATCGTTTCTTTAGGAAATGATATTACTGCAGGAAATACACAAGGGTATGATTGTTCTTCTAATACAGCAACTGGTACAGTAGCTTTCAGAAAAGCAATTAACTCAGTATCTAATCCTGATGAATTTGATATTAATATGTTAGTATTACCAGGTATCATTCACAGATTACATTCATCTGTATCTGTATTTGCTAAAGATATGTGTGAAGATAGACAAGATACATTCTTTGTAATGGATGCATCTGCATGGAGTGATTCAATCTCAACTGCAACTAACGCAGTTCAAGCATTTGATTCAAACTATGTAGCTTCTTACTATCCTTGGGTTAAGATACTTAATACAGATAAAAACAAACCTGTTTGGGTGCCACCATCGGTTGTACTTCCAGGTGTTATAGCATTTAATGACCAAGTAGCCGCTGAATGGTTCGCTCCTGCTGGATTGAACAGAGGTGGATTAACTTCGGTAATTGAAGCTAAGACAAGATTGACTAGAGTTGAGAGAGATGCACTTTACGAAGGTAGATTGAATCCTATCGCAACGTTCCCTGGTCAAGGTGTTACTGTATTTGGACAGAAAACATTACAAGCTAAACCATCGGCATTGGATAGAATCAATGTAAGAAGATTGTTAATCGCAGTGAAGAAATTCATCGCATCATCTACTCGTTACTTAGTGTTCGAAAACAACACAGCAGCTACGAGAAATAGATTCTTATCAATCGTTAATCCTTACTTAGAATCAATTCAACAAAGACAAGGTTTATACGCATTTAAAGTGAAGATGGATGAAACCAACAACACTCCAGATGTGATTGATAGAAACATTATGGTTGGTGAGATATTCTTACAACCAGCGAAAACAGCAGAGTTTATAGTACTTGATTTCAATGTATTACCAACTGGAGCAGCATTTCCAGAATAGTATAAAATAATTTAGTTCCCCTTTTTTAAGGGGGACTAACTATTTTTTGAAATAAACTATATTTATATTAAAGAATTAGAAACGGAGAAACTAAATGGCACAATTATTAGACCCAACAGAAGTAATGTTCACATCATTCGAACCGAAGATGTCGAACAGATTTATTATGTACATTGAGGGTATTCCAGCGTACTTAATAAAGGCAGCCAACAGACCAGAAATAGGAAATGGTAAAGTTACCATCGACCATATCAATGTTAGAAGATATGTAAAAGGAAGAAGTGAGTGGAGTGATTTAACAATTTCATTGTACGACCCAGTAGTTCCATCAGCAGCGCAAGCAGCAATGGAGTGGGTAAGATTACATCACGAATCAGTAACAGGTAGAGATGGTTACTCCGACTTCTACAAAAAAGATATCACATTTAACAGTTTGGGTCCTGTTGGTGATAAAGTAGAAGAGTGGACATTAAAAGGAGCATTCATTCAAACAGCAAAGTTCTCAGATATGGACTATACTGGTGAAGATTTAGCAACTGTAGATTTAACACTTTCATACGATTACGCAATACTACAATACTAATTTCGGATTGTTATATTTATATATTAGAAATTAAATAATGAGAAACCTCAGCAGAAATGTTGAGGTTTTTTCGTTTAATTAATAATATTTGTATATTTATATATGGTTAACCAATATTAAAATAAGTTTTAAAACGAGAAACGTTATGAGTAAAGAAGAATTACAAGATGATTACAAAGCACCAGTTTCCAATAAGGATATGGTGGAGCTCGCTAAAAAGCAATATGAGCAAAAACAGGTTTCTGATTACAAATTTCCAACAGAAATCATAGATTTACCTTCTAAGGGTCTTATATATTCGAAAGATAATCCTTTATCAACTGGAAAGATAGAGATGAAGTATATGACTGCTAAAGAAGAAGATATCTTAACTACCCAATCTTATATAAAAGATGGTTCAGTATTAGATAGATTATTCCAATCTCTTATTATATCAAATGGTGAAGGTGTTGCGGTAAAGTATGTAGACCTTACTTTAGGTGATAAAAACGCTATTATGATTGCAGCCAGAATCTTAGGATATGGTAAAGATTATGAAGTAGAGATTGATGACCCAACCCAACCAGGTACAAAACAAAAAGAAGTTATTGATTTAACTCAATTTGATGGATTTGAATATGATGGTACGGGGCAAGTAGAACTACATAAGAATGAGTTTGAGTTTGATTTACCACAATCTAAGAGAAAAATTACTTTTATGGCACTGACTGAAAGTAAAGAAAGAAAAATTAAACATCAATTAGAAGCACAAAAGAAAGCATCTAAAAAGATGGGTGATAAAACGGATAGGCAACTAACCATTAGATTAAAAAACACAATCACATCAGTTGATGGAAGTTTCGACCAGAGTGTAATAGATAACTTTGTTAACAATGAACTATTTGCGGCAGATTCAAGGGCTCTCAGAGCGCATATTAGTTCAGTTATACCAGATGTTGATTTAACATATGAATTTATATCTGAAGAGACCGGGGAAAGGAGAGATATGCTACTGCCTATGGATATCGGGTTTTTTTGGCCTCAATCTTAACTATAGACAATTACTGCATTCTCAAATTTTTGATTTAATATTCCACGGAAATGGTGGATTTACTTTTTCGGATGTTTACAATATGCCTGTTTGGGCTAGGAAGTTTTATATTGGTAAAATAATAAAATGGAAAGAAGAAGAAAAGAAAGCATATGATAAAGAATCTCAGAAAGCTAAATCAAAACGAAGATAATTTAATACCCAACAGATTTTTTGATGATTTGTTGGGTATTTCTATATTTATAGAATATAAGAACAACGGGATATACTATTATGAAAACAATAAAAGAATCACAACTTAAAGAATTATTCGAAAAATTCGGATTATCAGAAGGGTTATTTGATATCTTTAAAAAGAAAACTAAAGGTAACGTATCAAAATCCACAAAGAAAAAATTAGCAGCTATAGATAGTGATATAGAAGATGTAATTTCATCTGCTCCTACTGAAGAAGAAAGAAAAGCACTAAAAGATATGGCTGATTTCTTAAAAGGTGCAAAATACTTATAATATCAATATTAAGGGTTTAACGAAATGGCTTCTGAAAAACAGAGATTACAATACGCACAACGAAGGGCTGAATACTTAGCTAAAGAGACTGCCAAGTTAGAAGAGCAAGTTAATCTTTCTCAAAAGTTAACATCGTTTGCCAAAACGGCTCAAGAACGTGCATCAAAATCCAACAACTTAAACCAAAAAGGTCTTGATATTCAAAAAAAATATCTTGAATCTATTAAAGAAACAACAAACTCCAAAGATGCGTTAACAGCCATTGATACAGCTATTGCTGATTTACTAAAGGAACAAGCCGTAACAGGTACTGAAATAAATTCAGAATTATTAGCACAGTTAGAAAGAATGAGAGGCGTTCAAACTTTAATTGTTGAACGTAATAAGGCAGAAGAACAGATTCAAGCAACAACAAAGAAAACTAAAGATAATCTATATGGTTCTTTAGGTACTTTAGGTGAAATGTTAAAAACTGGTACTGTATTAGGTGCTTCTCTGGCTCTATTAGAATCAGTCACCAAAGGAATACAAGAAGGATTTAAAAACACATTAGGATTTGCAGCAGAACTTACATATGAAATAGGGTTATCAGCTGATGAAGCAGGAAGAGTAACTTCTGCAACAATTGGTGCACAAATTCAGAATATGAGATTCTCTCAAGAAGAATTAAATACTGCGGCAAAAGAGTATGTTGATATATATGGTACTGCTGGGGGGTTAACCGCAGATTTAATAGGAAACATAGCAGAGTTACAAAAACTTACAGGCGATTCCGCATCCGCAGTTCAGTTAGAATCTATATTCAGTAACGCTAGTGGTGATGCTGGTGTGATGACTGATACCATAAAAGAACTTGCTAAGAAAGAAGGTATAGCCGCATCTGCCGTTATGAAAGATATGGCGGGTAATATGGAGAATTTAGTTGGTGCATCTGAAGAAGCATTAGAAGCATTTGCTAAACAAAACATAGAATTGAGGAAGCAAGGCCTCAATATGGAAAAATTAGAATCTATAGCTGATAATATGTTAGATATAGAAGGTTCTATGAAAGCTCAAGCAAAAGCCAGAGCTATGTTAGCAGGAAAATTAGGACAAGATGCGTTTAAAGGTGTAGATGGTATCCGAGCTCAAGCATTGGCATATAAAAATGGTGAAATGAACCTCAAAGAATTTGGCCACTCGATAGAAAAGATGTTAATATCACAAGAAGATTTCAATGAGTTAGGACCTCTTGGTATGCAACAATACGCTGCTATGGTTGGTATGACTAAAAAAGAATTACAAGAAGTTTATACTCAACAAAACGCTGTTGCGAATCAAATTACTCCTGATTGGGTAGATTCAACTATAGGTTACTTAGGTGAAACTTGGAGTGGAATGCCAGGATTTCTTAAAGAAGCAACCACTGGGATACTCGGATTTATAGCACAATACTCAGTTCTATCAGCTATGCAAGGTGGTGGATTTACTGGCGGTATTAAAAATATGTTTGGTATGGGTGGTGGTGGCGGTGATGTATCACAAGATGTTGCAAATACAAATCAAGGTGGTGGTGATGTAGGTGGAGCAGCTGAAGGTTCTGGTGGTGGATTAAAATCACTAGCCGAAGGTTTGAGAGAAATGGGTGATGGTAAAGTATTGGCGGGTGTTGGTGTTGTTGCATTAGCAGGACCTGCTTTCGTTATGGCACTTCCAGCAATCCCATTTTTATTGTTTATGGGTAAAATTAAACTAAAAGCATTAGAAGAAAACTTTACGGGATTATCATCTGGTTTACAATCAATGAGTCAAGCGGCGGTTGGTGCGTTAGTAATGATGTTGGTAGGGCCGGCATTAGCATTAGGATTATTAGCATTACCATTTTTACTATTTATGTCTATACCCGGCTTAGGACCGATAATTTCAACAAACTTCACCGCATTAGCAGCAGGTTTAGCGGCATTTGGTAATCCAGCAACAGCATTATTTGTATTAATTGGAATTGGTTTGATGGCGGCATTGGGTGTGGCTATGATTCCATTCGCATTTGCATTATCTTTACTAACACCATTATTAGAAGCATTTGGTACTATTGTAGTAAATGTGATGAGTGCGATTCCACCTATTATTGGAGCTATAGCTGATGGATTTGTAACAATGTTTACAGCAATATCTCCAGAAAATGTATTAGGAATGATGATGTTAGGGCCAGCACTACTATCAGCATCAGTTGGTATGATTGCATTTTCAGCAGCGTTAGCCGTTGGTGGTATAGCATCATTCTTTGGTGGTGGTGTGATAGACCAAATAAAAGAACTATCAACAATTGGGCCTGGAGTTGCCGCAGCAGGTGAAGGATTAGCAGAGGTAGCTACACACGTAGCAATTCTTACAAGTTCTTTAACTGGATTAGGAAGTTTAGTATCACCATTATATGCATTAGGTGGTGGGTTAATGTCTATAAGTGCAGGATTAACTACTATGGCATTTAGTGGAATGATGGCAATTCCAATCATCGGAGCATTGATGGGATTAGCAGCTGTAGCTCCCGCATTAGAAGGGTTAGGAAACTTCTTTGGAATCGGTGGTGATGATAGTGGAGATTCTGATTCAGAATTATTAGATGAGATAAAAGGATTGAGAAGTGATTTACAAGCTCAACCAATAGTATTAAACATTGACGGTAAAGCAGTACATCGAATTACTAGAGTACAGAGTAGACAGGCCGTAAGTACAAGAGGAATGGCATAATGGCGCTTAAAGATTTAAAATCGGATTTATCAAAATTTAGAATGCCAAAGAAAGACCCGTTGGTATCTAAAGAAAGAGTTGATGTTAATAAGAACTTAAATAAAACACCATTAAGTTCTATGGTAGATTCAGCGCCAAAGATTCCACGTTCTCAAACTACTACTAATAAAGAAGGTGTAAATCCACAAAAAGTAAATCAATCAGAAAAATTTAAAGGTGAGACAACACCTCAACCTATGGATAATTCAGAAAAATTCAAAGGTGAAACAACTCCTAAACCAATGAGTTTAGAAGAACGATATTTAGGGCAAACAGACCCAACATTGGTTAATCAATCTGAAAAATTCAAAGGTGAAACATCACCAACCCAAATGGATAACTCAGAAAAGTTCAAAGGTGAAACATCACCAAAGGAAATGAACAACTCTGAAAACTTCTTAGGTGAGACTACTCCTAACGAAATGAACAACTCAGAGCAATTCTTAGGGGAAACTACTCCTAAACCAATGAGTTTAGAAGAAAGATTCTTAGGTGAAACAAATCCTACAGAAATGAACAACTCAGAGAAATTCTTAGGGGAAACTACTCCTAATGAAATGAATAATTCTGAACAATTCTTAGGTGAAACAACACCCAATGAATCAGATAGAAGTTCTAAGTTTTTAGGTGAAACTACTCCTAATGAAATGAATAACTCAACTCAATTCTTAGGTGAAACAACGCCTGTAGAATCGGATAGAAGTTCTAAGTTCTTAGGTGAAACAACACCTGTAGAATCGGATAGAAGTTCTAAGTTCTTAGGTGAAACAACACCAACACCAATGAACATACCAAATGGTGAAAAGGGATTGGGTGAAACAACACCCATACCAATGAACATACCAAATGGTGAAAAGGGATTGGGTGAAACAACACCAACACCAATAACGCAAGGTGATAGACAAAAAGGTGAAACAACACCAACTGATTTCACATTTAGTGGTAAATTAGAAAATGAAGGTAAAGAATTCCAAGAAGTAAATAATCTTACAGATATACATGCATTAGGATTTAATTCTAAATTTGGTGGAGTAGAGGCTAGTAAATTCATTGGTGTAAATCCTGATAATACTGTATTTGATGGTACAACATCATTATTTGGTGATATAACCAATAATTCATTTACATTAGGTAAAACATATGGTGGTTCATATAATGATGCAGGTGGTATAAATTCAGGTGAAGAAGGATTTGGAATTGGTATGGGACATGCCAAAAGACAATCACCATCTTTCTTAGATGAACAATATTCTAAATTTAATTTAAAAGAAGATTCATTTAATAGAGGGTTGGGATTATTTAGACAACCATTTATATTAAGAGGTATCCAACGAAAGAAAATATCAAAAGGTGAACCGCAAGTTTGGGGATTAGGTGGATTTAATTATGATGAAGGTGCTATCAGAGGTGGTATTGTTACATCAACTGTTAGAGCACTTATAGATGTTGCTAGAATTGGTAGTTGGTTCGCATCCGTTCCAGGTATTCTATGGGGGGCAAAACAATTTGGAATGCAACGTTCTCAGAAATTTGGTAAAGTATGGACACCTGCTGGTATGTTAGCGGCTATTGGTGGACAGCATGTTGGATTAAAAGCACAGCGACCTGGTCTAATACCATTAGTAGATGATACATTCCAATATCAAGATAATACTCTAAATATCGTAAAAGATAAATTAGAGACAATGTATAAAACTGATTTATTTTTACCAACTACATTAGTTGGAACTCCATTTGTAACTCAAACTGATGCAAAAGGTGGGTTCAATTCTTTATATGGTATCAATATTATGGGTCCTGGTCTTACGACTAGAGGTACTGATACATTTGATAATCAATCACAAAGAGAAGCTTCTAATAGAGCAAATCATTATCAATGGTACACCCCAGTTGGTAGTCCATTTAACGCGGGGCCTGCTGGTGGTGATGAATTTAATACTTATGGTGATGATACACCATTAGATGCCGATGAAGCCGAAAACTTTGGGTTAGGAAAAAAACTAAAAGATGGTAATTACACTAAATATGATGATGTTAGTGTTAGTAACTTTGATGATATAACAATCAATACAAATGATTCACCACACCCATTACATAGATTTGATGGTGGTGAACTTATAAAATCCTATGAAACTGTTGCTTATGGAAACCGACCTGATAGGTGTGTTGGTGATGACCAAATAAACGATTTTAGAGATTTATTAGAACCTGGACAAGATAAGAGTAGAGCAGAAAAAGCAAAATATGTAGATAACTCATTAGAAGCCAAATTCGGATTTCAGAATCCTGGAATTGTTGGGGCGGATAGAACAGATTATGAAATATCACACGCAGCTGACCCTATACAATCTGGCGCAATAGATGCAGATGAGGCAAATGATTTAGTTAAATTGATATTTAATTTACGTGGTGGTGGTTCTAGATTACAATTCAGAGGTACTATTAGTGGATTAACGGAAACATTCTCACCAAGTTGGGATGGGCAAAAATATAATGGTAGAGCAGATTCAGCATTTAAGTATTCTACTTTTGAAAGAAGTTTAAGTTTTAATTTTCAAGTATATCCAACTACAAAAGCAGAATTAGTACCATTGTATGAAAAACTATCTAGGTTAGCATCTATGACAATGCCTAAATATGGTACAAATGGATATCAGGGTATCCTTATGGATTTCACTTTAGGTTCAATGTATGTTGACCAATTAACTTTTATTGATAGTTTATCATATACATACTCAGATGAAGTTCCTTGGGATATTGATATGGGTGCATCGATGGGTGTTGATGTAAGTATAGGATTAAAATTATTAGCTAACGAAAAACCAAAATATTCAAATAAAGTATATGACTTTTTAGGGTAAGATATGGCAAATAGATACGAAGATATAGAAATACTAAAAACCGAAAAGGGTAAACGATACAAAAAAACTATCAGATATCCAAAGATGGAAAAAACATCTAATGATATATACATTATATCAATACAAGGTGATAGGTTAGATAATCTTGCTTTCAAATACTATGAAGATGCAAGATTGTGGTGGATATTAGCTAGAGCTAATAATTTAGGTAAAGGTGATTTAGAAGTTCCAATCGGAACACAACTAAGAATACCACATAGATTTGTAGAAATACAAGATGAATATGAAAAGTTAAACAATTAAATAGAATAAGTTATGAGTATATCCTTTGATAAGCCGTTTCCTGATGATTTAGCTAAAGAGCTTAATGCGAGAAGTGGTTCTATAGCAAACCGAAGTGTTTCTTGGAACTATGAAAAATATGCTTATATAAAAATGCAGGGTACTGGTGATACTAAAACAATTATAGAGGCTATACCTGGTATGAAGATGGGTGATGGAACTAATGGTGGTACACCTGAGAGTTTATACACATCAGAAGATGGTATAAAAAAATTCAAACCATTATTGAAATCTGTAAGTATATCAAATCAAGGAGCACAAGATTATACGGATTCTTACATATATGAAATTGAAGCTCAATTCACTGTTTATACACAAGATGATTTAGATTTAGCCGAATCAGTTTATATGAGGCCTGGAGCTGAAATACAATTTGATTTTGGTTGGATAGGTGGAACTGGTGCTAAATGTAATAAGGGTTCGGTGAAAGCAAATGTATATAATTTTAGTTTTGGTTTAGGAGATGATGGTGCGTTTGATTGTACAATTAAATGTATGTCTCCATCTGGATTATGGGCAGGTGATGAAATGGGAACTCCTGCTGAAGAGGTAACAGATGATGAAGGGGAAAAGAAAACACCAGAATTATTAGAATCCTTAGAAAATAGTTTTAGAAAAGCATTCGGATTAGGTTCTGAAGATGATGCATCTGATGTTAGTAAATTAGGTGATAATAAAATAAGATTTAAACGTGCTAAAATGATAGGTGGTGGTAAAGTCGCTAATATAGATGGATTATTTGGGGCAGCAGAATTGATTGTAGAATCCAAATGGTATAATGATACTGAAAATTATATTGCGTTCACTAATTTAGATACATTAATTCAGTATTTGAACGCACAAATTAAAGGTTCTGATAATACATATTCTATCGCAGAAACAGGTGATATTTCGAAATATCCAGATGGTGTAGGTTTTGGTTCAGCTGACCCTAATAAGTTTTTCTTACCAGGTCCGCAAGGTGCATATGGAGACCCATCACTTGGTGGTGGTGGAAACGAAGCAAACTTTTCTAGATGGGGGAAAAACTTAGAAAATGAAAGTTCTAGTAATAAATTCAAAGGAGAAATCGCTAAAATAGCTATTAGTATAAGACATATTATTGATACTTATGAAAGCTTAGAAAAGGATACTCCAAGAGTAGGTGGTTTCAAAAAAGCAGTAAAAGTATCAGATTTCCTAAATACATTATTTTCAGATTTAGAAACAGTTACAGGTGGATTAATTTCATTATCATTAATTCCAACAAAAAATGGTGAGGTATTAAGTCCAGATAATCAAGAAGGTTCTATAGAGTTGATGGTTGCTAATAAACGAATGGTATCAAATTCTGATGATGCTAAAGCAAACGCAACATCAGGTACATATACATTCAAAGTATTGGGGGCGGGTTCTATAACTAAATCAGTTAGTTTAGATAGTGATTTTGATTCTGATATGTTAGTAGCTGCTACTCGTACAAGTGTAGAAAAGGGAACTTCCAACGGCCATCTAATAATAGAAGATGGTACTTTAAAATTAAACCCCGCAGGAGCAAATGGGGGGTTATATCCACCATCCCCATCTGGAAAGGCAATTGATATTTCAAAACAACAAGCTGGCGCAACTATGGATAAGTTAAAAGAAAAACGTTGGGCTATGGGTAAAGATGGATGTGACCCTCCAAAAACCAAATCGTATCAAAATGCTATGCGAAACTACATAAATCAGAATTGTAAAAAAGATGCTGGTTTAAAAGGTGGTAGATATGGGGAAATGATTTATACATTAAATCTTGGTGTTACTATAGATGGTATATGGGGTATTCCATTCTTAGCACCGATTACTATTGATAGATTACCTAAACCATTTAAAAAAGATAATTGTTTCTTTACTATAACAGGTGTAACTCATAATTTTGATGGACAAGGTGGTTGGGAAACTTCATTGGAAACTGTAATGAGGATAGTGTAATGAGTGAATTTAAAAGACGTAGAGTATATTACACAAAAAACCAAATTGATAGTGGTTTGGTAACATTGGGTAAAGAATGGATGTTCATAGATGGTACTGAATATATAGGGCAATACCACAAATACATTACAGATGAAGTATTTTCTAAATCTACTTTTGTAAAAGGAAAATCAAGAAAGTTAATTCCATATGTAGATTTAACTACCATCGGAACTCAGAATTCAGAAGGTATGGATTTCGCTAAAAATTTCATATACGATGAAATTAAATCTGTGGATGTTAAAAAAACTCAAACTCCAAATAAATCTGTAGAACCGATTAAAGAAAAAGATTTAAAAAACGGATTCTTTATTAGATACGTTGCTTACAAATATGATGATACTTGTATTGAGTTGAACAAAGATAAATTTGGTGAAATAGGTACTGATAAAGGATTATCAGATGTACTTTACAAAAAATTAAAAATAAGATGGAAGATTACTGGTAATCTATACGATATTAAAGATGATATGGGTAATATAATAGAATCTGGAGTATTTGATACCAATAAACGAACAATAGCACTACTTTCAGAGGATTACCCAGCCTTAAAATCAAAGTTCATTGATTATTTAGAATTCTATCAACCATAACACTATGAATCCAAAAAAAGATATTAGCACAATCATATATATCCTACTAATGGTAACATTCTTCATTATTGGTATTTGTTAATAACTTTGTTGAAAACTTAACAATTTCTTAACATTAAAATTTGGTTAATTCAAATATTATTCGTATATTAGTACTGTAATAATTGAGAAATGAATAATATGAATAAAGTAAAAGAATTTGAAAAGAGTATTGAGGGTGTTAAGTTCACTCCAGCTCAAAAAAAGATTGTTGATTTAATCCTTAAAGGATATGAAATCAAAGTTGTTAATAAACACCATATGAGTGGTGGCCAGATGATGTGGAAATCTCCACATTCAGATTACTTAGAGCATGCTGGTAAAGTTTACAAAGCATTTTTCAACGTTTTCTACCAAATCAAAAAACAAAAAGGAATCGAAGTTCCTACTAAATTATTTTGTAGTTAAGATATGAGTAGTTTAGATAATATGTTTGGTGGAAATCCAGTCAAAGAAATAAACACAATTTTAGATGAAATGTTACTATTCGTAAAAACGGCAGGTAAGGTTACTGATTGTGGAGTTTGTAAAAACACAAAAGTATATTTAGAAAAAGAATGTAAGGTTTGTTTGGATAACTCAAAATAAATTCGTATATTTGATGTATGATTGAATTTCTTAAAGAAGGAAATATCTCAATGGATAAGGTATATGTTCACCCTATATGGGAGAGTGTATCTGTACACCCACATAATGATGGGTTATCTTTGTTGTATATATACGATATAGAGGGTGATAGAGAGATTCTAATCAACTTAAACAATATAGACAACCATACAACCACATTGGAAAAATTCAACTTTGATTTCAACGAATGTTATGTGTATGATAACAAATCATTATTGAATCATCTTTCATTGGATAATTCAGTTGATGCAAGTTTAGTAAAGTATTTACAATCGAATTCCCAACTCAAATCTACCCCAACACCAACCCATACGTTTTATGAACGTAGATTCAGTTCCTTCAAAGGGGTAAACAACCTTATTCCAATATCTAAACATATAGAAACCATCAGAGATATTAGAAACGAATTCCTATCGTATTACGATTTGGGTTGGGATTCGGATTGTGTGAAGAAATTTGAAAATTTCTATATTAAGTCATTACACTTAGTAGAACAGAGTGGTATCAAAACTACAAATGGGATGGAGTGGACTCAATATCACCCATTTACAACAACATCACGTCCATCAAATAACTTTGGTGGAGTAAACTACGCAGCTTTGAACAAAGATGATGGTAGTAGGGATAGATTTATTAGTAGGTTCGAAGGGGGTAAATTGATTCAATTTGATTATGATGCTTATCATCCTCGTATTATCGGTAAGATGGTAGATGAACCTATTCCGATGGATGTAAGTGGACACCAAACCTTAGCAGATATGTATGGAGTACCTTACAACGATTCAAAAGCAATCACATTCCGACAATTGTATGGTGGAGTACAACAGGAATATCTTCATATTCCGTTGTTCTCTAAAGTTTCACACAAAATTGATAAAATGTGGATGGAATTCAATCGTAGAGGGTATGTAACTACTCCATTAGGTAGAAAGTTATCAAAATCTAACCTAAATGATATGAATGCTAACAAATTATTCAACTATATGTTACAGGCAACTGAAACAGAACTAAATATGAAAATTCTGAGTAAGGTAATGGACTTTTTGAAAGATAAACGCTCAAAAATGGTTTTATATACTTATGATTCATATTTATTAGATATGCACGCTGATGATTTTAACAGTTTACAAAATTTAAAGATACTTATAGAAGGGAATGGATTCCCTACTAAAGTTGAAATCGGAGATAGATATTCTGAGATGAAATCTATCGATATAGAAACAATGGATAGAATATGAATGAATTTCTTAAAGAAATAGCTAGGTTATGGTGGGTTGAGGTTGGAACAGAACTACAAAATCCTTTATCCGAAAATTCCATAAAGGGCTTACGAAAAATATTAGAAGAAGAATATGATTTCGATTCAGAAGTAATCGAATACATTATAGAATCTGCAATCAAAACACCTACAAACTTCCATTTGGGTGGTAATAGAGAATCAGGTATGCAGGTAGGTTCAAATGATACTGCAGTATCGGCACATCTACATAGTGATGAAGATGATGATTTAGATGGTGCTATCGAATATGATGAACCAATAGAAGAAGAGGAAGAAAAAGATGAAAAAGAAGATTCAGAAGATAAAGAAAGACCTGATAGTGGGGATGATAAAGAAAAAGTTATTGACAAGTTGGGACAAGGCGCTCTCACTGCTATCGAAAAAGAAAAATTAAAAGAAAACTTACTAATCGAAATAGGTGCGTTAATTAGTGAAGCAAGTGTATATAATGATAAGTACGGATATGGGCATAAAGTTATGTGGAGTTCGACGGGTGAAAAAGCATTTGCTAATCAATTACCAGAAGGAGCTCCAATGATGGTAATGCCAGCTTCTAAAGTTAAAGCTCAAAGTGATGTAATCAAAATTGGTGGTGGAAATGGTATAGAAGTTTACTTAAAAGGTGCTAATGGAAAAGTTTATCATATTATAGGAGCAGGTTCTACAGTAGGTAAGTGGTTCAAACACTATAAATCAAATACAGAGTTTAAATTAGATACAAATGCTAAAGAAACTGCATCATTATTAGGTGTTTATATGGATGCTGAAAAATATCTGATTGATTTTAATGAGGCTGATGATGAAACACTTCCAGCCTTAGTTACTAGATTTAAAAATGATGTAACAAAAACACTAACGGGACAAGATTGGGTGAATACCAAATTGATAGGTATGTTAAGTAAAGCATCACTACCTAATATTATTCAAGTTTGTGCTATTGCAGCCGGAATGGATAGGTTTTGTAAAACAAAAGGAATTAAAGGTTATAATATTATCCACGGAAAAATCGATAAATATTATAAAGCTGAGATAAAAAATCCATATACCAAAACTGAAGGTGGTAAAGATAATACTGCGGATTGTGTTATCGTAAAAGGTAATGCTGATTCATTCTTAGTGAATATGGAATCCGAAAAGATTTCATATGAATCTAATGGATTATGTAGATTAGCTAGTGGTGAAGAGTTTTATCAAGTTTCATTAAAACAAGCCGAAGGTGAGGCTCAATTAGGAAAAATTACTTCGGATTTTGCAAACACATTTGGTATGTATTCTAATAAGGATTTGGTAAATATGTTTATACATGAGAATTCACAAATTCTTTTAGATGAGGGGTTGAAAGATTTATTTAATAAAGGGTTAGAGTTTGTAAAATCAGTTGGTAAAAAAGTAATTGATAAAATAATGCAAATTGGTAATCTGTTTAAAGCACTCTTTAGTAAAAACTTAAAAAGTTTACAAAAAAATCAAAAAAAATCTGAAAAAAAGGTTGATAATTTCATAATGAAGTTAAAGGTAGATAAAAAATATCTTAATGAAGAATTACTTTTAGAGAAAAAAGGAAAAGTATCAATAGAAGATAAAGTTATAGGAATTTCTAAAGATGCTAACGCTATGAAAGCGTTGTATAAGTTTGCAGATGAAAATTTCCAAAATGTATTCACAAAAACACAAAAGCCAGGTTTAAAACACGTAGGAAGTACCTCTTTTCCAGTATCAAAAAATTACGATGCAGATTTAGTTAGAAAGTTAATGGCCAATTCTAAAGCATATGATTGTATTAGTAGGATGTTAGGTGAAGCTGGAAATCAACAAAAAGATTTAAGAACATTGTTTTCCGATATGGTAGCTTTAGAAAGAGAAATGTACTTTGGAAGAACATCATTACCATTGGTAAAAGTATTTGGTTTAAAATCAAATGGTGGTGGAACTGCATGGAAGTTCTTAAAGACGGGTAAAGAATTTGTAGAAGAACGAGTATCTGCATTTGCTGATATGCCTGAAAATGTACTTATTGTAAATAGTTCAGCACAAGACGGGTATATGTCTGTTGAAGCTATTATGTTGAGTTCTTTGGATTCAAAAACACAAAAACCTATGTATAATATAGTAGCTATGAGAACTAATAGTACAGATACCACAACATTTGTAATAGAGGGTTCAAAAGTTGTAACCTTAGACTTTTTGAAAGATACTAGAGGAATATAATCGGAGAGAATGAGTGAGAACGCAACTACTATGTACGTTTACAACAGAATCTTCGTTTGAAGAGTTGTTAACTAAGATTTTTGATGGATACCAACTATTCAGTAGAAAGATATTCATTCTTAAATTAGAACCATCTAAAGAATTGGTGATTAGTTACAATATCATACCAAATAGAGAAAATAGGTTTTTACCTAACAGTATAATGGTACACAGAAAAAAAGAATCAAACACTATTTACACAATCAACGCATTAAACCGATTGATTAAAGAATTAAATGGTGGTAAAGAAGATAAATCTTATCAAGTAAATTGGAACGATTATCGTAATTCCATTATCCTTACAGATGGTGATGGATATAAGGTTATGGGTACAAAATTGTTCCGAATAGTTGACGTTAATTAAAAAATTTTAATATTTATAGTATATGGAAGAATGTAACTGCAAAGAATGTATTTGTGAATCAAAAGTAGAGTGTAGCTCGACTTGTGGTTGTAACAATCAATGTGATTGTTGTAAATAAATTTGGTAGTTTAAAATATTTTTCGTATATTGTAACCAAATCAACACTTGGGATTAAATAGTGGTGTTGAAAAAAAAATGAAATATAATTTGGAAGTTTGAAAAAACTTTCGTATATTTGTATAAATAATAAATGTTTAATAACTAAAAAAAGGTAAATTATGGCAATTGACTTAAATGCAATCCGAAACCGTTTGGACAGTCTACAAACGAAAACTACAAAGACTGATAATCTATGGAAGCCGAAACCAGGCAAGCAACAAGTAAGAATCGTTCCTTACGTTCACAATCCATCAAATCCATTCAT